AAGTTGAGAAAGAACTACATCTACCTCTGAACGTGTTCCTTTAACTGTAAATGTTTTTGTTGTTGGGTCATATACAGAAATGGCAGTCCCGGAACTAGGTGTAGATATATGGCCAGTATCATCCCAATTTCCGCTACTGTGTGTTATTATAAGTGTAATTACATCTGTTGCGTTTGGAATTAATGATGAATAATTCGATGCGATTTCTGTTGAACCGTATCCGAAACTTGTCTCCTGAAAGGGAGTGTATGTTACTGTTTTACCTAAAGCCATTTATTTTTCTCCGTTATACGGTGTTTGCCCATATTCTTGTATATTTATCCGGGTCATGTTTAGCCGCCGTAACAGCATAAATGCCGTCTTCTGACTCTTCAATCGCTATTACACGATAGTTCCCGTACAGTGTGCCACTATACGTATTGTATACTGCACCTGTTACATAACCATGTGAACCCGACATTGCCGCTGTTGTTCCACTTACATCACCTGTTCGAACAACTCCAGTTTGATCCATAACTGCGATTGACCCACTACCACTAGTTCTGTCTAGTGTAAGTGTATCACCTGATACTGCTGAAACTCTACCACCTGTTGATTGCGTGTCTACTCTTAGAGTATCATTGACTAATATTAAGTCTCCTGGTAATACATCGAAATGGTCAAAGCCTGCAATGTATGTTATAACTTCTGAGTTGGTTGCTTCTGTTTCATACATCCAAGCACCGTGCCATAATGCTTGTTGTTTGCTTGTGCAACCTGTAAGTTCGATTGTTGTTTCACGTTCACCAAATTTTTCTATGCTTGATGCGTTTCTGTATTGAACATCTTCTGTTCTAAAGTAGTTTTCAGGGTTGTTCCACTTAACATTAATTACGTTAAAGATATTATCTATTGAACCCCCTTGATAAATCATTTCTGCCGCATTTGTTTGATTAACTAATTTTTTAATTGTTGGTGTGTAATTACTAAATGAATAAGCCGCACCATCGTAAATCAATCTTGGATTACCATTTAAGTAAACAAATTTAGCAAACATTGAATCTGCTATTTTTTGTAGTGCTTCATACTTTGATTCTGCACCATAAAATAAACCATTAAATCTAGCCGCATTTTGTAATGCATTGCCTGTTGGGTTTTGTGAACACCATATTGCGGCATTGTAAATGTCTGCATATAAAGTTGCTTTTTGGTCTGTATCTAATACGATATCATTACCTAACCCAAATGTAGTATTTGTTAGATAATCAAAGAATACCCATGCAGGATTGTTTGCCCAACCTTTTGTAGATGTATATCCACCTGATTGCCAAGCAGAAAACGAAACACCGATATTACTTGGTTCTTCTATTTGGTCTCTGCCTCCAACAAAAAATCCTAATTCACTTAACTCAGTTTCACCATCACCTTGTGCTGGTCTGTATTTTACTTGAGCAAATGAAACATCACTTGCTGTTAATGTATTTGTAAATCTAAGTGCTGGTATGAATTTTGCTTTTAGTGTCCTTGTTGTTGGTATTGGTTGTGTAATACGACTTGGTGATACTCCTCCTGCAAATGGTGTAATCGTTGTTGCTAAGAGCGGAGACAGAGCACCGTTAGTTGGCTGTAAGCCATTGTAAGTGTTACCAAGACCTTGTGGGCCTGTAACTGTAACTACGTTAGATGAACGTGTTGCCGTAAAATCTGGTGTGCCAGTCGTATAGCTGTTTATTGCTACTTTAATTTGTTCTGCTATTTCACTAGTTGTGCCACTTGCTGTAATTGTGTTCATAATAAGTTTATTACGAACTAAGCATTTAAACTTACCTGAAGTGCCTGTAACTGTGATTGTAAATGAAGGTGCTACATAATCTGTTATAGCTTGACTTCTAATGACTTTTCCTGTTTCCGAAGCACCTACGCTAGAACTTATCGCAAAAGTGATTGTAACATCGCCTATGGTCGCCGTAGAGCTACTAAATTTAAGACCTGAGTCTAAAGTAGTCTGTAAGTTAGCTTTAGTGCCTATAAGTGTCATAGCGGCTGTATTTCTGTTTGATGCACTAACTGTCCCTAGTACTGTAGTAACATCTACTGTGCCTTGGTCTACTGTAATAACAAGTTCATTTGATGCACTAGCATCTGCATTTGTAACTGTAACTTTTGGTAGTGTAACTGTATCTGCAACACCGTCACCTGAATAAGATGAGTCTGTTGCCATATCTGCAAAAGGAACATCTGGGACTGCTGGAACTGTAACAGAGCCTTGTGTTCCTGCTGAACCTGTTTGCCCTGCCGCACCACTGCCTCCACTTGTTCCTGTAGTTCCACTACTACCAGTAGTTGAACCGTCACTTACTAATAATGGTTGTGGGGGAGCAACAGTTGAGAAAGCACCTGAAATAACTTCTGTGTAACAACGTGATTTATTTAATTCATATGCATCTGTATCTGGTTCTGCAATATAATTTTGAAATCCGTGGTCTGGTTCGAATAACTTAAATGGTGTTGCTGTTGTAACACCTACTGAATATTTCTTTTCAAAATCATCAATTGGTTTGCATACATCTACTGCATGTAAGTACGTGTTTGTAGATATGCTGTATTCGTCTTCATTTGTGCCTTCGTATTTGTTATCTATCCAAGAATATACTTTAACTGTATTTGCCGCTTTTACAATTTGGTCTGGATATTCATCTAAGTAATCTCTTAATGTAAAGTTGCTGAATTTAAATTTTTGTAAATCTGTAGAATTACAATCACCCGCTGAACCGTCTAATGCACCTGGAGTTGGAACCCCAACTTGTGTGCCTGCATTTGGCCCTGTGACTATTGCACCTGAACCTGCGTTCATTTCTGTTAGCTTGAAAGATTCTGTGTGTTTATGACCACCTATCTTTCTTTCATTAACAGTATAACCATATTCATGTAAAACAAATTCACGACCGCAAAGTGTAGTTGTCAAAACAACATAAACTCTAACTTCTCCAGCATCTCGTCTTTTTTCTGTTCCTGTTTTACCGTCTGGTGCTACAGTAGTAGCTGGTGTTAAACAATCTAAATTACCACTGTTAGAAATTGGTCTTGTTGTTCCGCAAAGAGTTATGTTGCCATCTACTGTTGTTGTTACAGTTTCTATTTCTTTGTAGATACCTTCTGGAAAGAATGTTGTAACATTTATTTCATCTACTGCTTCATCTACATCTGCAAAATCAATGTCTGTAGAAAAGTACGGTGTAGTTTGGTCTTCTCTACGTAATGGTGCACCTTTGCCTGTAACAACTGTAGTTCCTGTTGCCGGTGGTTCTGTAATAGTAATAGTTGTTTTAGATGTGCCTTGAGTTTCGAAATGAACTGGAGGGGGATTGTGTTGTGTGTATTTAAGTAGACCATCTGCTGGCCCTACACCACCTGTTCCGCCTGTTCCACCATCACCTGCTGTTCCACCTTGTCCACCTGTTCCGCCTGCGCCGCCATCATAAGTTGCGCCTGCTTCGTTTAGTAGAGTGTTGAAACTTTTAGCTTCCCATTGACCTGCATCATTGTTCCAGAAAAGAACATAGTTCTCACCTTTGCCTGCACTAACGTCACCTAAGTCATTTAATAATTTTTGATTTGTTGGATCATTAACTGCTTCAATCTTTACACCGTCTGCTTCTTCCACAAGTAATGGATTAAAATCTGTTATTGTTGCAGTCTGTTTTGATGTGGTTCCATCACCTTTTGTTATTTCAAATTTAATGTCTTTAAAATTAGCTACACTTGTTGAAGGATCAATAACAAATGAATCATTGATAACAACTTGTTTTAAATGTTCTGTATTATCGCCTGTAAAGAATGATACTTCATTATCGTTTAATCTTTTTGCAACACCTATAATAGAACCTTCTGAAATAGGCATTCTAACTTCTTGTGTAACAAATTCTGCATCTATATCACTTGGCTTTTGTCCTTTGTCAAACTGTGTATTTGACATACCTACATGACCATAAACAATCGGAATAATACCTGGTTCAACTTGTTGACCCATGTCTACGCCTTCGTGAACTTTTGGTTTCTCGCCTATTATTTGTTTAATAATAGTAGAGATTATTGCTGGAGCACCTTTTTGTTTTACGAAGTTGCCTATTTGAGATTGTTGTATCTGTTGTGCTAACTTAGTTTTTACAAAATTATCTAAGTTAAAATTAAACATCTTCATATTATATCCCCAACTTTCTTGCACTTGGTTTATTACCGTTCTCTGTTCCTAGAGAAGCAGTAAGTGTGAAAACCATTTGTTCTGCTGATAGTTCATCTACTGATTTTAC